GGACTCATGCAAGTCCACAATGTTGGGCCCAAAGACACAAAAAAAGATAACCCTGAATGGTCTCGATTGGTCCGCCGTCGACCATTCAATGCCAAACCCAAGCAAAGGTTTTCTATCGAGTGCAAGGCGAAAAAAATATCACGAGAAAAGCGGGCGAGAGAGTTGGGGTGGACCGAGAAGAGCGAAGCCGTGCGGCGCCAGGGCGGCAATCTCGCGCTAAGTGAAATCAACGCAAAGAAAAATCCGGCGCTCGCGTTGGAAGGCACTTTCCTCGATCGGCGGGAAGCAAACGGATAGCCACTCGGACCAGTTTCACGATTGCGATCAAGGTTAGCCAGCCTTTGCGAGGATCTGTCCGGGTGGCTTCGGTCAGGGTAAAGCGGCGAGTACGCCAACCCTCCGGGTCTGCGATCGTGAATTCAATCAACCGACATGATGGAGGCGTTTTGTGACGCTCAAGCTCGCGAGGCGGGATAACGTGTCGGTAAAAATGTGCAGGAAGCTCCGGCGAGTCCCGGCGACGAAGCGCCTTCGGGAGATCCTGCGGGGCACGCACAAGCGAAACGCAACATCGAGACTCGCCCCGGAATGACCCGGAGCAGTCCAAGCGCCTGGGATCTTAAACAAGGTCCACCGTCAACCAGGCGTGAGGGATATGGAGAGCGACATGAACGGCACGGAACGAAGCGGTATCGAGGGCGCAAGAGATATCAATGGCGGCGGCTCGGTCATCTAACGGCATTGGTGAGGTGAGGGATGCGCCGAAAGCCATACACGCAAATCGGCATCCGGCGTCTCAAGTGCTGCGTTTCCGGCTGCGAGAATCGAGGCGAATTTCAATGGCAGTGTTGCGCGACCGGTAACCTGTGGATGCCACTTTGCGTCGAGCACGATATCGGGATGAACCAAATGGCCCTGGAGTACATCGGGCACCCTCGCACCGAGGCGCTGGTCGAAGAATATCGCGCGAAGATCGCGGGTGAGTGAGGGGTTGGTAAGCCCAAGACTTCAATCGTTTGAAAGGAAGCAACATGCTTTCCCAAGTAACGTATATTGAGCGCGCCGACGACGAGCCGCTGATCCTCAAGGGCGCCCTATCCGAGCGACAAGTCCTGGAGGCCGCAATCGACGCCACAAGCTACCGTCACTATGGATGCCGGGCGAATGGTGGAAGCCAACCCATCTCCATCGAGGCCGTCGACCGCCAAGCGCTGGGAGTGGTCGAGGAACACGCACCGACGAAGCGCCGGAGCCGGAAGAAGGTCGAAGCGTCTGATGGTTGATGCGTGGGACGGTGACGAAATTGATAAACTTGCCCGCGACTTTTTCGATCTCCCGGTTTGGATGCGCGCGAGGATCGTCGAGACTGGCCGGCAGGTTCGCCGGTGTAAGTCCGTGTCCTTCGCCCCGCCCGACGACACGTCAAATCGCTACGACGCAACCGTGACGGTGGTCTTTCATGGCTGGGCGTAAACCTGCGGGTACAGCCAAAAGGCAGCTTCCAAAAGCGATGGAGGCTCATCAGTTCAAGCCCGGCCAATCCGGCAACCCTCGGGGGCGCGGCAAAGGCGTTCGCAACAAGCTAGGCGAGGCGTTCTTGGAGGCGCTTCACGAGGACTTCAACGAGCATGGCGCCGACGCGATCGTCAAATGCCGCCAGGACAGCCCCGTTGCTTACGTCAAGGTCTTGGCCAGCATCTTGCCGAAGGATCTCAATGTCACAATCAACCCGTTGGAAGAGCTGACCGATGCCGAGCTTATCGAGCGGATCGGAGAACTCCGGGACGCCGTTGACTCCGCTCTTGGTGGAACTGGCGCGGCTGCAAACGGAACGGAAGAGGCGACTCGACACTAACCTTCTCGCCCGATACCGGCCTTATTCCAAGCAGAAAGATTTTCACCACGAGACGGTCCGCGAGCGGCTGTTCATGGCGGGCAACCAGCTCGGGAAGTCCTGGGCGGGGGCTTTCGAGTGCGCGATGCACCTGACTGGGAAGTACCCGGATTGGTGGGAAGGCAAACGTTTCAAAAAGCCTGTGATTGGCTGGGCGGCGGGAGAGACGGGCGAGGTCGTCCGCGACACCATCCAACGGTTGCTGTTGGGCCGCGTTGAGCCCTGGGGGACGGGGGCGATCCCGCAGGCGGATGTGATCAGCGCTGATTCCGCTCTCGGCACGCCAGGTTTGAAGGGCGTCATCAAGGTTCGTCATGTGTCGGGCGATGAAAGCCAATTAACGCTGAAGTCGTACAATCAGGGGCGGGAGAAGTTCCAGGGCGAAACGCTCGACTTTTGCTGGTTTGATGAAGAGCCGCCGATTGACATCTTCACCGAGGGGCTGACGCGCACGAATACGACGCAAGGGCCGATTTGGATGACGTTCACGCCGCTCAAAGGCATGTCCGATGTAGTGGTGAGGTTTTTGATGGAGGAAAACCCTGACCGCTCGGTTACTCAGATGACCATCGAGGACGCCGAGCACTACTCGCCGGAACAGCGTGAGAAGATTATCGCCAGCTACCCAAAGCACGAACGCGAAGCGCGGACCAAGGGCACGCCGATCATGGGCTCGGGTCGCGTCTATCCGATCTCGGAAGAAGAAATCACCATCGCGCCGTGTCCGATCCCGCCGCATTGGGCGCGCATCGTGGGCATGGATTTGGGCTGGAATCACCCGACAACCGCCGTTTGGCTGGCATGGGACAAGGACACGGACACGATCTACGTCACGGACGCCTACCGCAAGAGCGAGGCCGTCCCGGCGATGCACGCGGCGACGATCAAGGCCAAGGGTGATTGGATGCCCGTGGCCTGGCCTTCGGACGCTGGGAGCCACGGCAGGGACGGCGCAACGCCGCTTGTCGAGCAGTATCGTGGTCACGGGCTGAAGATGCTGTCTGATAGAGCGCAATTCAATGACGGCGGCGTATCCGTCGAGGCCGGCCTCATGGAGATCCTGGAAAGGATGGAAACGGGGCGGTTTAAGGTGTTCGCTCACCTCAATGAGTGGTGGGAAGAGTTCCGTATCTATCATCGCAAGGACGGCAAGATCGTCAAGGAACGCGATGATCTAATGGATGCGACCAGGTACGCGGTGATGATGAAGCGCAAGGCCAGGACGAAGCCCGCGCCGCACAAGCCCATCAACGTCAATACAAGCTGGGTCGAGTAACGCCCCCATCCCAAAGAGGTTGTAAATGTCTCAAGCACTAGCTGTCCGCGTTGCGCGGCTGGATCAATCCCTCACGGCTGCGCTTGATCTGATCTCGGATCTCCGTGCGAAGTCTGCCGCTCTCGAAGAGCGCGTCGAGGATCTGGAAACGCGGCCAGCCGATGTTTCTGGGGCGGTCGTTGAAATCATGCCCCGCAAGCGCGGGCGCCCGAGAAAGATCGCCAATGTCTGATTCTTCCCGATCCGATAGCAAGCTTAGGGCGGCGTTATCGTCGCAACTGCGCTCGTCTATTGGGTATGACAATGACGAGCTGTCGTCCGAACGCGCCACCGCTTGGCGTTATTACATGGGCGAGCAATCGACTTTGCCGAGCATCCCGGGACGATCGAAGGTCATGTCCCGTGACGTGTACGAGACGGTCGAAACGGTCATGCCGTCATTGGTGCGGGTGTTTCTCGGCACGGATCAGGTGTTCCGATTTGAGCCCGAAGGCGAAGAGGACGAAGAGGCGGCGCAACAGGCGACGGACTATGTCTCGTGGCTGATGCGTCGCAAGGGCAATTTCCGGCAGATATTCGATTGGATGAAATCGCCGCTGATTTACAAGAACAGCGTGCTTCATGTCTGGTGGGAGGAATCCGAAACCGAAGTCACCGAGGAATATACCGGCCTTAGCATTGATGAGATGACGGAGATCGTCAACGATGAGAGCGTGACGGTTGAAGAGATTGAAGAGTACCCGGCGGAGGTTGAAATGCCCGCCGAGCCGCAAATGCCACCGCAGCCGATGGGGCCGGATGCTGGCGGCATGCCTCAAGCGCCGATGCCGGGGGATGTTGGCGGGGTTATATCGATGCAAGAGCCGACGATGCTCTTTGACACCAAGATCCGCCGCGTCAAAACCAGCGGCGAAATCAAGATGGAGGCTCTTGCGCCCGAAGAGTTCTTGACCAACAGCCGCGCCAAGTCTTTGGAAGATGCGCGCATGGTGGCCCGGCGCACGCGGGTATCGAAGAGCGACCTGTTGAAGCGCGGATATGACGAGACGGAAGTTGAGAGCCTGAGCGCCGACGATAGTCTGTATGAGGAAACCGAAGAGCGGTTTGACGACCTCGAGTACGATGACGACAACGACGCCACGGATGAGGCGGCGCAACTGTGCCGGATCTATGAGGTCTATATCCAGTTCGATTATGACGGCGACGGCGAGACCGAATGGCGGCGAGTGGTCATGGGCAACGGTCCGGACTCTCCGGTTATTTTCGAGAATGACAAGCACGAGGGATTGCTTCCGTTCTGCGACCTAACGCCGATCATCCTGCCGCATCGCCGCATCGGGCTGTCAATGGAGGACGGGTCGCGAGAGGTCCAGCGGTGGAAGTCGACCTTACTGCGGATGATGATGGACGGGCTTTATCACTCCGTCTTCCCGCGCAAAGTCGTGGACATGAGCCAGATTGAACCGGAGTTTTTCAACGACGTGTTGAACCAGGCGCCGGACGCCATCATCCGCGCCAAGGGGCCGAACGCGATCGTGCCGCTCCAGACGACATGGGAAGGCCAGCGCGCCTTTCCGATGCTCGAATATGTTGATGGCCAATTGGTCCGCCGCACGGGCGTCACCCCGATGGGGCCGGATCTTAATCCGAACGCATTGCAGCCGGAGACGGCGGAAAAGGTCCGCGAGGACAGCAATCAGGGCCGCGAGCGAACCGAACTTATCACGCGCGTGTATGCGGAGACGGGGTTCAAGCAACTGGCCCGGTTGATGCTCCATCTCGTGACCAAGCACCAGGACAAAGAGCGGATCATTCGCCTTCGCGGCAATTGGGTGCCGATGGACCCGCGCTCGTGGAACGCGGGTATGGACATCAAGGTGTCTGTTGGCTTGGGAACCGGCAATCGTGACCAGCAGATGCAGCGCTATATGGTGATCGCTCAGAAGCAGGAGCAGATCCTACAGGTCGCGGGGATGCAAAACCCGCTGGTCACCATGAGGAACTATTACAACACGTTGGAGAAGATGGTCGAGGCGGCGGACTTGCCGGACGTTGATATTTTCTTCACCGACCCGGACAAAAACCCGATGCCGCCGCAACCGCCGGGGCAAGACCCGAAGGTGGTTGAGGCTCAGGGCAAGATGCAAATGGAGATGCAGAAGCTCCAAATGCAGCAGCAAATGGACGGTCAGAAGATGCAAGCCGAGGCGGCCATGGCGGAGAAGAAATTACAAGCCGATTCCGCTCTTGCCGCTCAGAGGCTCCAGGCAGAACAGCAGATCAAAGCCCAAGAGGCTCAGCGCAACGCGGCGATGCAAGAGCAGCAGTTCCAGCAACAGTTGGAACAGCAACGCGCGATTGAGGGCATGAAGCTGGAGGCCGCCGAGCGCCAGGCCGAGCGGGCATATCAATTGGATGTTGAGAAGATGGCCGTCGATCAGCAATTCCGCGAGCGGGAGCTGGTGATGGAGGCTGAATTGGAACAATTGAAGATGGCGGCGGGCTCGCGCGACGGGCAGGGCGACATCAATTTGAGCGACTGAGGCGGCATGATGCTCAAGAAAAACCAACGCGACCTCGCGCCGCTTGGCAGGCGAAATAATGTAGTGCCGGGGCTCCTCGAATTTGCACGAGAAAACCCGGTAGAAGCCGGGTTGCTAGCAACGAGCATGGCGCCGGTCCCGGTCGTCTCGGATGTTGCCGGGCTGCTTGGTGACGTGACGGGGATGGTTAAGCGCCCAGAAGATCGGACTTGGGCGAATGCGGGACTTGCCGCGCTAGGCCTGCTGCCATTTGGGCCGGCTGGTGGGATGGGCATGCTCGCGGGTAAGGGCGCTAAGACCGCCGATTTAGTCCAGCTTCGCAAAG